ATAAACAGGAGAGAAGCCAACCAGCGATACTATAAACTGGAGGAAAACAAACAGCAGAAAAGAGACTATATGAAAACCTACCGCCCCAAAAAACCCAGCGTCTTCATCGCGATGCCGTGCTACGACTCGGTTAAGATCAACACCATGCTGTCGATCTTTCAGCTGATCCAGAAACTGGGCCAGAGCAAAGTGGAAGTAGGAATCAACACCATGAAGTCCCCGCTGATTCATCAGGCACGAAACTATTTAACCTCCGTCTTTCTCACCACGGAGTACACGCATTTATTGTTCATCGACTCCGACGTGGAGTTCGAAGCGGAAGCCGGACTGCGGATGCTGGTCGCGGGCAAAGATATTGTCTGCACTCCCTATCGAGCCAAGAACCCCGATCTTAATAAGCATACCTACACCGTTAAATTACCGGATCCGAAAGCGGTCCCGATTCTACCCGGAGGACTCGTTGAAATTGAAGCCGGCCCCACGGGGCTCATGCTCATCCATCGAAGAGTCTTTGAAAAAATTATAAAAAATCGTCCAGATTTGAAAATTAAGAACCGAGCCAACGAGGCTCTGGTTCAAACGCAGAAGAGCCACAGCTTTTATTATAACTTCTTTGATTTCGCTTTTGAAGACGGCTATACCTTCGGGGAAGACGTTTCCTTTTGCAAGCTTGCCAGAGCTAATGGCTCCAAGCTCTACGCCAACACCGAATCCATGACCGCTCATCACGGCGACTTTGCCTGGATGGGAAAATTTGGAGACAGTCTTAAGGATATTAAATGAACTGTTGGCACTGCAAGAAAGAACTTATTTGGGGCGGAGACCATGATATTGAAGAAGGGAACGGGGATTACGACATCGTCACCAACCTGTCGTGTCCCAAGTGCCACTGCCACGTTGAAGTCTACCATCCATCAGAAAAATTAATTAAAGAGGAGTACTCCGAAAAATGACAGGCATATGCATCATGGGAAAAATGAGGGAAGATCGGACAAAGACACACAAAGAATATGAGGTGGTTCCTTTATTTCATACTCCGCTTTATGTTAGTAAGATGGATCTTACTGACACTGAAATACAAAATTTAATTAATCAACAATATGAAGATATTCGACCTCGTAATGGAAGAATATCAAAAACTAAATATGTCCTTCATGAAGCAAGATTTAGACCCCTCCTAAAAAAACTAAATAAACATGTGGATATTTATACCCGAGACCTTTTGAAAGTTAAACATGAGATAACTTTTTCTTTAAAGAATTCCTGGTGCATGCAGCATGATTCTGGCCATTGGGCTCAAAAGCACTATCACCAAAACTCTATTATTAGCGGTGTCTTCTATATTAAAACTTCATCTACTTCAGGCAATATTTTTTTTCACAATAAACTCATCCAAAACAATCTGTTCAGTCCTATACTTCAAATTCCATTTGAAGAAGAAAATATTCATAATTCCAATACTTATTGGATCCCTCCCGAAGACGGCACCCTTGTGATGTTTCCGTCTTTTTTAGAGCACAGTGTGGGCACCAACCAATCGGATGACGCACGCTATTGCCTATCTTTTAACTATGTTATCAAAGGAGTCTTAGGAGCCGGTACCGAAACCATGTGGTCCCTAGGAAAAGAATATGAAGTGGAATAAGAAATTTATCTATCCCAAGTCCCAACGATCCCTGATTGAAGGCAAACGGCACTATGACATTAAGGAGACCAAGCTACCGAGCGTCACGACTATTATCTCCGCAACCCAGTCGGAAGAGAAGCGACAGAGTCTTGCGAACTGGAAAGCAAGGCTCGGGGCTCAGGCAGCCGATCGAGTACGAGATGTAGCAGCCCTTAGAGGCACCGCTATGCATACGTATCTGGAGGCGTATGTCCGGGGAACAGGGCACAAGGACCTGACGTCAGTCGGCAAAGAGGCGGAACCCATGGCGCAAAAGATTATTGAATCAGGGCTCGGGGACCTGGAAGAAATTTGGGGGAGTGAAGTGACATTGTATTATCCGGACCTCTATGCAGGGGCCACGGATGTTGTAGGAATCTACAACGGGCGTGAAAGTATAATAGACTTTAAACAAACCAACAAGCCCAAAAGGAGAGAATGGATAGAAGACTATTTCATTCAATTAGGAGCCTATGCAATGGCCCACAATTATGTTTATCAGACCAAAATACAGTCTGGAATCATTCTAATGTGTTCTAAAGATAAATTTTTTCAGAAGTTTGAGGTTACGGACAAGGAATTTGTCGGCTACCAACACGCATTCCTTCGTAAAGTGGATGAGTATTATAGGAATTGTACCCACGACGAAAATAAGGAAAGCGACAAAAATGAGGATATTAGCAAGGAAATTAGCCATTAATTGCATTGTACCCTTGTATACAGTGTTTTCAATGAAATAAAAAAATTTTTTTTATTTTTTTTTAAAGGTGGGTACAATGGGTACAAAGTCTAGAATTGTTATATACCAACACTTATTCGTTCATTTTTGTACCTTTTGCAAAGGTACAATAGGGTACAAAAGGTACAATTTGAAAATGAAGGTTGATAATCAACACTTATTTAAGCAAAAGTTCAATTATCGTCAATAAGCTAGCAATACCAACAACTTAAGGGGCGCGCGCACATGATTCACTATTTTCATTTACTATTTTATAGGGGGAGGGGTATACAGATAGATGCCAACCAGAGTATTCATAGATAACTTCGTCCATCCAGATGATGCTGTTAGTCTGATGAAGTTCTTTGATGAAAATGACCATTTATGTGATGATGGGAGGGCTTTTCATAAGGATAGAAATATTCATTTTAATAATATTCCAGATCCTCAAATAAGAAATCTTTTAAATTACTATGCACATAAAAATATAATGTTCATCGACCACCATTTTGTTACTAAAACCAAGCAATGGCAATCAATGAGAATGTGCCGGTGGTTAGAAGGGCACTTTATGCCTCTACATGTAGATAGACAGCTAGAAAACAATGATACAATGGATTATTCTTCCTTGGTTTATCTTAATGATAATTATACTGGAGGGGAATTGTTTTTTAAAAACGAGGATGGTACAGAGGAAGTGTTTAAAATGAAGGCTTTAAGCTGTATAGTATTTGACAGCGGCAAAAGCAATGGGCACGGTGTAAAAAAGGTTTTAGGTGGGAGGAGGTATACAATACCCTCATGGTATCAAAATGTTTAGAAAAAAATCGAAATACAAACATGTTAAGATTAATAAGAAGAAGTATTACTTCTATAAGATTTCGTGGCTGGATATCACAGCTGATGGAGGCCATGCCACGGCTGACGAGTTTGATAAGTTTGAATGCTCTAAGATGATATCGTTTGCGTATGTGTATAAAAGGACTAAAAAGTTTTTATGGACGTTTGCAAGTTATGACGCGAAGGATGAGGTGTTCTCTGATAGAAATGTATTTCCGATTAAATGTATTACAAGGATGGAAAAACTGAATGTATGATGATGCGTGGGGAGATCTTGACTGGATAAGTGAAGAAAAGTATAACGTATTGAAGGAGAAATATAACAATATGCCAAAGAAAAAAAAGAAAAAAGGTAAGAAGAAAAAAGCTAAATCTAAAAAGAAAAAGAAAAGATAGTTAAGATGTGGAATCCGGATCAGATCTTTGTTGTGGCAATGGTAATTTTTTTTGTTGCGATGTTTTATTTTCTGACTCTGATTCCTCAGTAGAATTCAAAAGCTTTTTAGCTTCTAAAACTTTCTCGTTCTTCTCTTTGATTGTTCTCATTCTTTCATAGAGTTGATCGAGATTGAGGTCGTCAATCTTCCCGTGTCTAATAATCTTTTGATCAATATAATATCCAGCTACCTTGCCTCTAGCTATTTCAGTAGTGGCAGCAGCTGCTAGATTCCTATTGTCTTTTTTGGCCCTGTCCCTAATGTTTCCAAGTTCTTCTAAATGTCTCTCAAAAGTGATGCCATATTTCTGTCTTACTTCGTCCCTGAGATTGCTGATGTGCGCGCATACCAGTGGATATTCCGTAGGGTTAGTTAAGCGAGACCCATATGGTTGTGGGTCTGCAAATCCTGCGAGCTTTGCTGCTTCCGTTTTGCTTAGAGCGTTTCCTTCTACTCCGTAGACTAGGAGTTGAGCAAATTTTATTTGCTGGCTCGTTAGATGTTTTTCTGGTCCAGATTTAGCCATAATATTTGACAATATATAATACTTATTTTATAAGCGCAACAGAATGGCAATTACAGGAAAGATTCTAGATCAGGTCATGAAGAAGTTTATGAAGGCTGAAGTTGCTCAAAACGCACGGGTCCAAGTGGAGTTGCCAAACGGTGAGATATACGATATGACACAGGTTTTGCTGCTTGAGAATCGAATCTTCGGTGACAGCGAGACCCACAGACTAGTTTTTAGATGCAAAAAACCTGTCCATAATATTGGCAAAATCATCGGTAAATTATAAATTGGTAATGTAGTGGTTAGACCTCTCATAACCGAGCGACAACTTTGGAGAAAACTAAAAAATGAGTCTAAGAGAATTAAGTGGACACGGCTGGAAAATTGGGCTTTATTCGGCACTCCTGATCTTTTGGGCTACCCTCCTAGTGGGAACTTTTTCACTCTTGAATTAAAGACAACTCCTACCTTAAAATCCATGAAAGTGAGGTTCTCTCCTCACCAGATATCTTTTCATACTACACACAAAAAAAATACTTTTATTCTGGTTGCTTGTGCCCTGGAGCTTGGGGCCTTTCGCCTCTATCCGGGTTCCCGGATCCTGGAGCTTGTAGACTTAGGCTTGAAGCTTGAACCCTTAGCTTGTGGCTTGGGACCTTGTGTGACTGTGCTTGAGAGCTTGTAGCCATTAGCCCTGCACCA